GTGATTTCCCGCGAGTGCTTCACCGGGTGATTGATTATAAGATTAACCGGGCATGGTCGCGCTATCGCAACGCTGCAAAGGCATATTTCTTCTTCTACACTCCGCTCGCAAAATGGTTCTTGGGTCACCCACGTTTGGCTAGGTCCTTCTGGCCACTGGCCAAGATGGTAGTCTACGAGGAACTCAGAATCAGCGGGCGGAGTGTTCCAAAGAAGGTACTGCCCTGGGTGGTACATGGTATGTGGCACTGGTCTTGTACGGCGGTTGGTAAGTGCATGCACAACAGGCCGGTAGTTACCGATCCTACAATTACCAGTATCGCCAAAAAGTTCAACGTTTTTTTCAAAACGGAGGCATAACATGGGAACCTTTCTTGATCTTTTCACGCCAAACCCAAAGATGATTGTCAAGAACGCACAGAATGTTTTCAAATCGCGAAATGGAAAACCATTTGTGCAAAGCGTGGCTCGGAATATGGGGCATATCTCGTTCGGCGAAAATGCTGGTAATTGGGTCGACCAGAACATTTTGCGTGATGGGCAAACTAATGGTGTGACAACGCCGATTAATGTTGAACCGTTACAGGACACGTCGGCGCCGTTGGCCTTTAATAAGTCAGCTATGCGGCAACAGATTTTGCAGTTTTTAAACGCAAGGAAATAACATGGCTTTACCTCTTTTACTTCTTTATCCTTTAATCGGTGCGGCTCTTGGAATGGGAACGCAGGCAGCGCGTGGAAAAACTAGTAATAAAGATTTGTGGCGCGGTGCCGGTTTTGGCGCTCTCGGTGGTCTTGGAGGCGGTGCATTGGCACCAGCGGCGGCAGGTGGAATGGGTGGATGGGGTGCCCTAACCGGCGCAGGAGCCAAAGCAGGTGCCACTGCTGGAACTGCGGGTGCGGCCGCGGCTGGTAAAGGGGCCGCTACAGCCGGCCTGTCCACTGTAGCAAAACAGGCAGCTATTCAAACAGCCATACAAGGTGCTTTACAGGGTGGACTTGCTTCAATGCAGCCCGACATTTCATCGTCCTCTCCTCTTTCCGTGCCGGGACTTCCGACTGATTTGGATTCCCAGGCACTTATGGAGGAACTTTTGAAAAAGACCGGTAAAAATAAATTCCAGTGGCTTTCGTAACTCTTAAAAAATTTTAATATGGCTTTACCTACAGCACAACTTGGGCAGTTGTCTAATATCAATGTGCCGTCGTATGTTCCGACTACGGTGATCCCGAAAAAGCAGAGTATACTTGAACAGGCTTTGTTGGCTTTTTTGATGAACACGGCTGGCAACGCGGGTGGACAACTTGTACAGAATGTCATGGCGCCGGACTATGCCCCGGAAGGACAAAAGAGAGCTTTCTTAGGAAAGCTGGTGCAGGGTCCAACGACAACGAGACAGGAAAGCGAGGCAACTAAAGCACGTGAGTTTTCGGCGGGGCAGTCTCAGCTCGACCGAGAGGCTGCGATGAAACGGCATACCGAACAAATTGGGGCGCAGCAGTTCTTGGCGGGTTTGGGGCATCGTGCTGCCGCGACAAACACGCAAGCAGAGATTGCGTCGAACGAGAAAATTGCTGGTATGAAAGGACGGCAATCTTTGGAACAGTTACAGCGGCAGCTCACCGGAGAGACGGAGAATCTTGAGCGGTCACGAGCAAATGCTGTGGAAATTATTAAGTTAAAGGAAATGCTCGGTTTGCCAAAGACTGAGGCCGAGATTGGTTTGATGCAAGCACAAGCAGAAAAGCTTCGTACAGAAGCAATGGAACCTGAAAAACAGCGACAGTGGTATGATACACTACGAAAGGGGCAATCCGCTACAGCAGGAGGTGCCTCTGAAACGGCCAGAGCCGCAGCACGTGGAGTTAAACCAACAATGACACTGGAGCAGTTCCTCGCCGAGAACCCAAACTCGTCGGCAGCAGGTGGTCAGGAGCTTGTGGACCTTTTGTCACAAACGGAACAATCTCCGACAGAGGATCTGATTAGTAAACTGCGTCGGATTAGTTCGCAGGTTAACCAAAACATGCAACGATGAAAACAGAATCTTGTGACGAGACAAGAAAGCTAAAGGATGGTACGTTGCCGGAAAAGGATCAGAAAACTGTTGCACAGGCACAAAAGTCTGTAAGATGGGATTCACTTTTAACGGGGTTACAACAGGAAAAGCGTGCGCGAATGGCAAAACGGCAAACCATCGACGAGATGTTGCCTCAAGACAGGGCACTCTTTGATATGTTTTCTAAGCAGTTGGGAAATCTGCGCACTCCCGACGTTCCGAGGGAAGACAATGAAAACTTCATGGGGCACAAAGGCACTCAAACAACAACGAGTGCCCAAGTCAATCCTTCATTGCGTGGCTTTGCTGGGCTTTTTCTCCCCTCCGCTTCCAGTGAGGAGCTTTCCAAAAAACGTTCCCTGAAATCTTTTGTCTGGGGTTCGTCTTCACCTAAGTTTAATAAAACCTAATTTGCTTTTGTATGTCCCCGAAAACCTACAACGAAGTCCGAGACGAGTACCTAAACTTCAAATCGCAGTATCCTAGCGATCCTACTCAGTTGGCAGATTTTGCCAGGGCGTGGGATGAGGAGCAGGGAACACCGGGACTACGCCAGTCGGCATACAACGATAATTGGCTGAAGCAACTCGATGCGTCGGTTGACAGGGGATTTCGTGCGACAAAGTTACCGCAGGTTGCCGGGTGGACCGGGCAGAAAGTTGGCAGTTGGGCAGACGCTCTTTTGGGCACGAATGTCGCGCCGACGGTAGAGCGAATCGCTGAGGAAACGCCGAGAATGCTTGTAGAAAGTGCGTTAACAATTCCGGCAGCGGCGAGTGGAGTGGGGACGGCTGGTGCCGTCGCAAACGTAGCAAATAGGGTTAGGAAGTTAGTAGGAATTGCAAAGCCTGCTCTTGGGTATGGCGGTGCTGCCTTACAAGGTTACTCCCAAACAGACTCTCCGTTGGGTGCTGTGATTGGTCCTGCGCAAATGTGGGGGATGAATAAACTCCTTTTGCCAGCAGCGCGTGCTGGTGTAAATGTTCCATTAAAAGCAGAAGAAGCGGTGCAAAAGTGGTTAAAGGTCCCACAGGAGGTAGCACAGGAAACTGCGACTAATGTGGCAGCACAAGGACCCTCGGCTACGTTGCTTACTGCTTCTCAACGTTACGTGCCTCGTGCTGCCCGCTTGGCCGCGGAGGCTGGAGTAATGACTGGAGGGAACGAAGCAACTCGACAGGCAATGCTATCCGTCGGGCCGAACGCAGTGGGACTGGCCGACGAAGCGCGCAATCCTTTCACAGAAGAAAACATTGCCGCCAACATTGCGGGAACTGTGCCGTTTGTTGGACAGGCTGTGCTGGGTCTTCGTGACGTGCCTCGATTTTCCGCTCGGGAACATGTAAGTATGGCAGAGTGGTATGAGACACGACGCCATGTGGATGAGTTGTATCTTGGCGGAACAGAGGACCAGCGAAGACTTTATGATAGCCTGACCGACCCACAAGCTCGACAGGAATGGATAGAAAAAGTCGAGGCAGAACAGGTGCCTGGTGACCAACTTGGCGCCCGTACTCCGCTTGCAGAAACACCGATTGCGGACCTTTCATCGAGACAGCGGGTGGTTGCCTTGCAGTCGGCTATCGATGCAACGGTGCAGGCTGACGTTGACGGAGCAGTAGAGGTGGCACAGCGGGGACGGCAGTATATTAGTGGCTTGCTTGATTCGCTGGCACTGTCTGATGTACCGCTGACGCCCGAAGAGACCGCCAAGGCAGCACAGGTACTTGTCGATACAGTTCGGGAATCCCCGCCATTGACGCCAGCAGGATTGGATAGTTTTGTACGAGACGTTAACAGTACCATTGAAGCATGGAATAAGGTAAGAGAAAAATATGAGACCCTTACCGAAATGTCTTTCGAGGACCGGACGACCTTGGATGAAAAGACAATCGTCGCGTTGGAAGGGCAAAAAGGCAAAACATGGCGGCAGGAAGCCCGTGATCCGGTGGTGGTTAAACAACTGCAAGCAAAAAAGCTCGTTCCGACAATAACTGAGGATTGGTTGAAACAAGAGTTTGATTGGTCCTTTGAACACTCTGGCAATGCACAGTTTTCTTACGAGGTTATGTTGCAGAAAGCAGCTAACCGTCTTGTAGATGCCATCCCCGAAGGGTTACGCAAGGCGGAGGTTCTTCCCGTGGAGACAGAAAAGCCTTCTGTCGATACTGGTACGGCAATGGGACGGCTTGGGCAGTTGGACGAAAAAGAGAGTTTGTTTATTCAGTCTCTTGTACACTTGCCAAAGGAGGTGCAGAACGCGGCGATTGAGCACACGGTGATGCTAAAACGGGATGACAATATTCATATGTTTGGCAGTTCCGCTTCTCGTTATCCGGCATGGCGAGAGGCAATCGTGGAGGCGTATCAGACCTACGATCCGCAAACGCATACCGCAATTATCGACGGGAAAAGGCAAAATATTGGTCTGCTTATCGAAAGGGATAAAAACGGGCAGTTTGTTTATGAACCAAAACTGCGTCAGTATTCCGCCGCGGAGGCCGGACGTAACGAGCCTAGCATCGAAGGAATGCAGCGACAAATTGCTTCTCCAGACATACCCAGTGATTTTGAAGATATAAAGCGGGTTCTTGCGGAAGAAGGAGCAGGACCGGTTGTTGGCCGTGCCGAGATGCCGGAAGGTGGGGAGATTATCAATCCGGCTGAGAAGGTTGCGGTGGAAACAGTGGGACCCGAAACCGGAAAACAAGATTTTTATGCAAAGACAAAAGAGCTTCAAGAGGCTCTTAATTCGTTGACAGATGCACAACTTCACGAAGCGACAAGAGGTGCTTTTCGGTCATACCGAACAGACCCGTTGGAGACATATCGCCAAACCGGTGGCACCCGAGCGGCGCTGGAGGCGGTGTTGGAAACCTACATGGCCGAAAAAGGAACAAAAGGGACTACGGTTGGTCCAAAAGTACAAGCTTTTCTCGATAAGGACATCGCACGGAATCCTTTGACAGAGAATGAAAAAACGTGGACACCCCGCCGGTTGGCGTTGCAGCGACTCAATCGGTTTTTTATGCAAAAAACACCGGTTATGGACGGGCGTGTTGGACTGAGTAACGCGGAGGCACGGGTAGCGCAGATTATTGAGCGAGTGCTGAATCCAAAAATAAGGGAGATCGTTACACAGCGGGGACTGGGTGGACCGTCCCTCAAAATAGAAGATCCGTTGGCTGTAATTGTCAAAAAACAGCTTGCAGACTGGGAAGAAGGTGTCTTTGGCTCCCCCGACGAGGGCTTTGCCAATAACACTGATTTAGTTTCCTTTGCCAAGGATAAGGTCGGAGCGGACGCTTTGCGTAAGGGCGCCAAAAATTTAATTGAACTTACAGGGCTAACCGAGTCGAGAGCGTTACAGGCTTTTGCAGCATTTGTTGCAGATTATAAAAATCCGTTGGTACAAAAGATACTTTCTTGGAAAGGTCCTCAGGCGGCGACGGCTCAGGGTGCAAAAACTGAGCCAGTTTATACCTCTCATATTTATACTAATCGCTCCTCTGATACTTTTGTGCGAGATACCACCCAGTCTTTTAAGAAAGTTATCTATGACTCTCTGGGAGCCGCTGGTTTTGATGGTACATGGCGTGATCTGTGGGCTGAAAAGGCTTATCTTCTTGCGACGCAGCTTGGCGACGTTCCAGCGGACTTTTTCCAGCTTAAAAATAAGGAGTCTGGTGGCTTAGCTTTCTACTCTGATGTTAATGGAGAACTGCGTGCTAATGTTGGAGTGCGTTTCGGGGAGAAGCCTGCCGCAACGCAAGTGGAATCTGTACGCTATGTGAATAAGTTGATGAATCTTCTCGCGCACGAGATTTCCCATGTAGACGATTTTGTGCGGCTTGGTCTAATCGACGCACCGGATGCTTACTCGCGGGAACGTAAACAGCAACTGGCGAATCTTGATGCGTTGGCGAATGTCCTGACACCCGAACAACGCAATGCACAATTGAGAACGCTTTATAATGCACTAGAGCCACAAATTTTCTCTTCGCTGTCGCCGGAACCTACTAATCCAGCTTTGGCTTATGGAAGCTTAAGGGCTAATGAGTTTACCGCGCAAGTAACCTCCATCGTGACCCGTGCGCTGATCCAAGGTAGGCCGTCGTACTTGTCAAATGCGCTGAACGTGTTCGATTTCTCGCCAATCGAGATACGTAATTTTGCCACGAGTACTTGGAGGACCATCGGAGATGTACTTGAAGGGATGAAAAAGTCTATCCTCGATCCGTCAATGCGAGAGCAGGCGGGACTGCCAAGTATTCTTTCACCAGGAATGGACAAGTTTGCTACCTCCGATGTGCTCGAAGCTGTGATTATGTCGGCACGCGCCGGATCAAAATTGCGGTTCGCGGATAAGCAGTACGCAGCACACGGACTGTTCGTACAGTCGATGGCGCCCGGAGCGGGGGCCTATCCACCGGTGATGACAAATGCCTTTTGGGATGCACAGACAGCGAAAATTACCAAAGAGGGTAATTTTGGTAAGTATGCCCCCGAAGCAAGACAGATGCCCGCTGCTGTACAAACGATTCAGCAAGCTGCTGCTGCGTTGCAGGGCATACAAAAGCCCAATTATGACAAATCTTTGCGAACGGGGATCTGGTCGAACTGGTTCAAACCCTTCGTGCATGTTATGTGGGAAATGGATCGGGCGGGAATTCCGCTTGCGCGTGAGTTCGTTTCGCTGGCCTTTGATTATCAAACAACAGCACATCGTGGCCGAACCAGTATTCTTAATCCTATCATGCAGCAGGGACCGACAGGGGCGTGGAAATATAACGAGAGTCACCCACTGTTAGAAAAAATCAAACAAGACCGAAATGGCCCGTGGCGGAAAGCAGTCAACGAGGTATCTATGTGGCAACAAGAGTTGCGAGATGTTACTGATCCTATAACTGGAAAAAAAGCAAAGCAAGAAGTCGCAATGTTCAAACGCGACCCACAGACTGGGACCATCTCCGTCGACCCGCTGGCACAAAAAGACTGGGACAGAATACGGCAACGGCTTTCCCCGGAGGATCAGCAGTATGTTATGGCCAGTTCCATCGCTCTTGACGAAATTACCCAAAATGCCGGTGGACATGTTCTAGCCTCTTTGCACTCGTCAATGATAAACCTAACCGCTGACCGGATTCTTTCTATGAACCCGCAGATGACATATGAAACTGCTAGTGAGTTGGCGGCTATGACTGTTGTGGCGTGCGTTCCCAGAGCAGGCCAGCCCTTCAATCCGGTTCCGTCCCTGCAAAGGACAGGTCTTCCGCAGGCCCAAATCGATACGTTAACGAAGTATTTGATCGGAGGTAAGATGGTAAATGGTGTCTACGACGGGTTGGTTCCTAATTACTTACAGGTTGCAGAGAGTTATGCGAATAAACCAGGACATCGCTCAGAATCGTTGCCGTGGGATTGGCTGGTAAGGTATCGCCCGGCGGGTTTCAAAAAGGTGATGTTTGCCTCGGCGAAGACCGAACATGCGGCGAGAGTATTAGCAGCGAAGTTGCGTTCACAAGGAGCAACTCTTGAGGGGGAGATTGTCAATAAGCGAGAGCTGTCCGAGTTTGTGGGTTTTGAGAACCCTGAAGAAGTGTTGCGCAAAGCCGGTGAGATTGAACAGAAAGCGTTCGACCGGTTGGTAACACAGGTAGAAGCGTCGCATGGAACGCAAATGGCAGACATGTTGCGGGCAGGATATACTCCGTTGGCTGAGGCAGCAAAGAACCTGAAGAACCAAGGTTTCCGCCGGTTTTTGAGCGAGCGCAAAGGACTGATCGGTCGGGAAGAGTATGATTATATCGATGGCACGATTGCGTATGTGGATGCACTAACAGCAAGCGTGGCACGAAAGGAAATTACCCAGCGGAAGAATTTAATCCTTCATGATCCGCGAGCAAGGGGGGTGCCATCGTTTGTAAATCTTGTTGATGAACACTTCACGGAGATGATGACACCAACAAGTGACTGGGCCCGAAAAGCAAAGATGTTCTCCACGGGATATTTTTTGGCGGGTTCGTTTGGCTCGGCGCTGGTCGAAATGACGCAATCATTGGTATCGACAATTCCGGTCCTAATGGCGGAAAATCCCAAGGGCGGACTTGTGCGAGCCTACGGACAGCTTGGCCGGTCAATTGGTGAGGCAATGCAGGTCACGCTGGCAAAAGACTGGCAACAGCAAGCAAAGATTGCGTTGCAGAAGGACCCAAAACAATGGACAAAGCAGGAAGCTATTTATGCGTCGTATTTCAAACACGTCGAGGACGGAGGGGTAACACATGGTGTGGTCGAGGACCTGTTTTTTGGGCGTGACCAGCGAACGCTGGAAGCTGCAAAGTTTGGTACAGGGGATTATAATGATATGACGGTTGGAAAAATGCTTGCCAATCCGTTATATATGGGAACACAGTTTTTGATGCTGTTTTATAAATGGGCGGCGAAGTTTAACAACAAGATTTCTTTCTTGTCAAGTGTCGACCAGGGATATGACAAAGGACTGCGCGGGCAGGAACTTTATGATTATGCCCGTATGAATAAAGCATTGATGACATACGAGGGTGGAAAAGCAAACCAGATTGGTGCGATTACAAAGCTGTCGAATGATTACACGAGATCGCCATTTGGTGTGGCAAATACGTTGCAGCAGTATGGGTATGGCATGGTGGGGACCTTTCATCAGTTAATGAAAGACTCACTTGGTCGGTCGGCAGGACTCACCCCGCAACAGCGTTTGCAAGCGATCAAGTCACTGGGAGTATGGGCTGCAACCAACACGGCTTTGGCTGGTGTTCTCGGTATGCCTTTCGCGGCTGCGGCACTGACGATGCTTGACAAAATGGGTGTGCCGGCAAGTGAGTCTGTACGAGAAGGACTGGCCAGCCTGTGGGATGACGACGAAACTGGGGCAGTGTTTGCCGAGACTGCGTTGAATGGTATTGCCAACCAAATGCTTGGTATTGATGCTTCGTCACGCCTCGGCGTTTCGAATCTTTTGGGCACGTCTTCCTATCGCGGATTCAACGTAGCTGACATGTTCGGACCGGCGGTCTCAATAGCGACCAACGTGGTGGACGGGTTGAATCTTTTCGGTCGCAACGAACCTGTGAAAGCAGCACGTACGCTTTTACCAAATGCTTTCAAGACTCTGTTTGAGCAAAAGATGAATATGACAGAGTATGGGGATAAGGGTTTCCGCGATTCGTCGGGGAACTTGCTGTATCGCCCAACACAGACCCAGGCCGCTTTGTACATGATCGGTTTTCGCCCTCGGGAGTTGTCGCAGAAGAGACAATTCCAGCGATTGAAGACGCTTTCCGAAGACCGGGCAAAGACTCGACAGGATAGTGAACTTGACGATTTGGCGGTAGAGGCAACCCGCGGTAACGTGCAGAAAATGCAACAGTATGCCTACGGGAAAGCCTACGAAGATCCAATGGTCGATCCGCGTGAAATAATGCGAAGTATCCAAAACCGCGCTGTCGACATGCAGATGGAAAAGGATTTGCTGGCGTCGGGCAGTACCGTAAACGCAGAAAACCTGCGTCAACTTGCCGGAACTTTCGGTCCGGGTGTAGTCGAACGCAGGTCAGAAACGGAACGGATGCGTCGAAAGGATGCAATCGCGCTTCAGTTGGGGGACCCGAAATTGATGGGTTCTATGGAGGAGTATAAAAAGGCTATACTTGTCGACGCGCTGGTGAAAAATCAGGGCATGACACGTGGGCAGGCACTCCGGTTAGTAGAGTTTATGCAACACGGACCCAGTGGGTTTTAGCTGTCTTTGTCCTCTCGCCAACGAACAAAGTTTGCATGGCGGGCGGCGCCAGAGTCAAAGATTCGGTTGCACTTGCCCTCACACCAGCGGTGTATAAACTTTTCTGGGCTGTGCCAGATCTCGTCTCGCTGTGCGTCGGTAAATCCCCCGCCTATCCGAATCTCCTTACCGGCTTTTGTGCATACTACCAAAGCACCTAAGGTGTTTGCGTATTTGCCTTCCGGTTTGCCAGGCTCGAAACCAACAACACGTCCGTCGAAGGTAATAACGAGTTTTTCGCGCAAGACTGGTTCGTGTAGTTTACCAAACGACTTACGGAAGATCACCCCTTCGTAGGTGTCGTGCACGACGTAAGCGTCCCATACGTGGTGGTAATTTACGAGTGGAACGCAGGTTATAATCTCGAAGTTTTTCGGGAAGAGGTGTCGATTGATAAGAAGAGCATTGTAGCGGTTGGTGTAAGAAACGTCTCGGAGGGTGTTGCCTTCGAATTCATAGCAGTCGTGCAAGAAGACTTTTCCTTTACGGGAAGGGTCTTGCGCCCACTGCGTGCCGAACATATATTCAGCGATGAAGTTGCCGTAGATTCTGTGATGGATCGGCCAACGGCCAAGCTCTCGACCGGTCTCCGAAAAAACGGTATCGATACCAGCGACGCAGATATGTTCCGTGTACCAGCCATCGTACTTTAACTGGAGAGTATCATAACCCAACTCAAACGCTTCGTCGAAAGTTGAGTCAGAGAAGGAAAGTTTAGGAGTTAGCATTAGTCTGGTCCTTTCCTGGGACAACACTGTTGCGCAGCACAATAAACTGTCGAGCAATGTTGTTGGTGGTTACTGGTTGGCGAAAAATGTGCTCGGTGGTGATAAGATGATTGATAATATCGTCGCATTCTCGCCCGGGCGCGTCGCGGAACATAAGTCCACGAAGCTTTTTTTCGTCGAGAGCACGAGCGCGCAGTTCGGTACCTTTGGTGTCTTTGAAGGTAATGAACTGGGCACAATGCAGAATCTCAAGAACCCGGTTTGCAATGGCGTTGAGTTCGTTACGGCCAATGCCTTGAAAGACACGGGTGAGGGTCAGTTCGGTGCGTTCAAGAAGAGCCATCGCAGTTTCCCAGTGATCGATGCGGAGGACGCAGTCGAAGGACTCGGAGAGCGAAATTAGCATGGCGACTTTAATGACTTGGTTGGGTTTGGTTTGGTAATAGCCCGCTGTGTCAAAGTCTTTGGGAATCTCGCGGGTGCGGTACCATTCTTCGTAGGCGGATTTTGCAGCGGGAGACCACTTGAACTCGCCTTTTATCGACTTAAGTTGGGTCGCGTAGATAAGTGCCCGTTTGCGAGCTTCCCGTTGTTCGTCGGTAATGACGAGAAAGGGCTTTCTACGGGTCTTGTCATCGATAGAATCGCGGGGAGGTTCGTTGACAAAGATCACTCGACGAGTAAAACCACCACCGATAATGTCGCTTTTTAGGTAGGTAGTTATCCACTCCTGGGTAGTACCAGCAAGAAGAGAAACAAACGGGCGTTCGATAAGATCATCCCCTTTGTTTTTTGTGCGGGTGGAGTACCGGCGATCCTTTGTGTAAATAGTGGTCAAGAAATCGATCATATGCCCAGAGTTGGGCCCAAGAAGATGGGACAGTTCGGTGGCGTAGATCGTGATTGGGGTAATGACGTAGGACATCCCATCAATGTCCAGCGACCGGGGACAGGTATCTCGCATGAAACGAACGAGAGATTCCTTTGTCTGTGCGTCGCCAGAAAAATTTATATCTCCTACGTCATCGATAAGATCCTGCGAAATGTTCATCGCAAAATCCTTCCCCGAACCGGGCTGGCCCAAAAGGATCACGTAGAGGTTGGGAAAAAGATTATACATTCCTAGACTGATCCAGACCTGCCGGTTTACGATAGCCGACAAGGCAGAGAGAGCAGACCAAAAGTGATAATTTTCCGCAACCTCGTTGTTCGATGCAAAAAGCATGTAGTCTTTGATGAAGGACATTTGAGTCAGTCTTCGTCAGGTGTTTCTTCGTCAGAGACAAGATCGTAGTAGGTGTCTTTTATAATGCGTTTGAAATTAGGAAACGGGTTGAAGGATTCGAGAAAGATGCGTTCAGCGGAAGGAGCAACTCCGAGAACCTGGATTAGTGCAAGAACCTCGCGGTAGAGTTCGTTGATGTCTGCCACAGCAATGGGGGAGAAGACCTCGGGTTTGTGGCACTCAAGAATGATAGGACGCTGACCTAGTGAGATTCCCAGGTCATCGGCGACTCGCCAAAGCTCAACTAGAATTCGTTCTACTTGCGCGACCTTTAGGGTAAAAGGAACCTGATTAGGCGGGTAGAAAAACACTCGGCGGTTGGACGATTCCATCCAGTTGCGGACTTTTTCAAGATCGGAAGTCATATATTTAGAGAGGTATAAGTTTCTTTCCAGTTTGGCCCATACTTGCAATCCGCCGGGATCGTTAGGCGAATACCGTGAATTGTGAGTGGGTTGTTAAAATACTCGGCAAACTTTTCGCGGGCAAAATCGCGTACGGCTTGTCGGCTTTGGCCGGCAAGTGCGTCGTGGATTTGAAGAAGCGGTTCGATAAAAAGGGTACCGCGACTTGTCCGGTTGGTCGGATCATACCACATTTTTTCCAGTGCTTTATTGGTTGACCAAGTTGTATTTGCCTGCGGGTCGAACGAAGCGGCTTCTCGTACGATGGCGTCGTCGATAAAGCTGCGGTTGCGGATGCTAAAGAACTGGCGGCGAATGCCACAAGAACTAACAAGGGTACCAGTTCGTGAAAGCTGACTACGTATCCAATCGTTGCGAACGTCGGTTTTGTAGCGCAGTTTGTAAAAGTATTGCAAGAGACCGGCGTCTTTTTTCGAGATGTCAATTGTGCCATCAGAGTCAGTGAAGATCACTTCGGCGATTTTGTCCGGTTGTGCCCCATAGTTGGTCCCGTGCTGACCACGCTTGCAACAAAGATAGCGCCAGTCATAATCACGCCCATCGGGAAGTTTTTGTCCGTCGTGCGAATCGTAATCAACCTTGATTTCTCGAATACGGCGTTTTATTTCGTTTCGGTCCATCTGGTTGACCGCTGCAGCCGGTCTACCAGCTTCGTACTCATTCCACATGAGGTTAAGTACGAGGGCAGGTTTGATACCCGCCAAGTAATCGTCCAACATTGCTGGATAGCCGAGTGCTGCCAAGTCAGCACCGACAGTCCAGCCGTCTGCTCCCGACAAATCGCACTGCCAGAAATCAAACTGTTCCGAGTCGGGAATGAAGCAGACACGCAGGTCTTTCGTAACATTTTGTAGATTTGTTCCGGTCTTTGACCACTCGCCGTCAATAAAGCGGAGAGCCGTTGAAGCGCGTGAAGAAAGCCGACCCGTGTTGGTGCCAACTGGATCGAAAGACGTACGAATACGTCCGTCTTCGTTAAGGACAAGTTTGTTGATGTCTTGAAGTCGAGTACGTTGTCGTACACACTGGATGACAAGGCGGATGATGGGATTGTGGTCTTTTGCCCAAAAGTGAAGAAGGACAGACTCGTCGGTTTGCGGCTTGCCGGTTTTGGTAAACTTGCGCTTGAGAGGGGTGTAGCCGAGACGATCGAAGAGTAGCCACGCTTTGTCGTCGCCGGATTTGGAGTTAAAGTCGCGACCGGTGGCTTCGCGGATTTGCTTGTTGTAGGAGTTGACTTGGCCTTCGACGGTCTCGCGGATTTCCGCCAGGCGGTTGATGTCGAATTTGCACCCTCGGAGCATGATGTAGTTGTACGCGGGGATAAGGTTAATGTTGAAGCGATAGTGTTCGAGGGAGAAGGGATATTTCGTGAGGGCTTTATTTGCTTCGGTGCAGATTTCATGGGTAACAGCGGAGTCGAGGAAGTTGTAGTTTAGTTTGGTTTCGGTGTTTTCAGAAAGACGCTGGTCTTTGTAATAGGGTTGCTCAGTCCAGATAGAGCACACAGAGCCTAGGTCACGACCTAGCCCAGTCGTACGTTTTTTGCCCGTGTCCGTTTTGTCCGGGTCGCCACCCGCTTCGACGAAGTTTTCCCAGTGGAGGAACATGGTGTCGTCGTGGAGGTTATTGACGACGCAGCAGTGTCGCCAGGCAAGGACAAAGAGTTCATAAAATCCGCTGTGGGCTGTTTTTCGTACCAGCGGATTTGCGAGCATTTGTGAGAGAGCTTGCCAGACCTGGACTTCTTCGTCTTCTGACCAGTAGTTTGTGCCGTCGATCCAAAAAGGGATAACGATTCCTGTTGTTGGGGAGTCGCAGATGGAAAGCATAGTAACTCCGACATCGTCTGCGAATCCTTCAATGTCGAAGGAAATTGGCGTTTCTTCCAACTCAATACGCCGTAAGAAGTCGAGAACTTCGCACAAGCAGGGGCGGAGCGTCCCGCGTCGGGGGAGGAGATTGAGTTCAGGAAAGCGAGCATGTTTCGCGGCCCGTGCGAGATCGAGTTTGAAGTATGCAATGTCCGCATAAGACCTGAGGATAAAAGCCGGATGGAAGGTGGAAAGAGACTTAGCCCCTCCGAATTTTTCCACCGTAAAAAGGCTCCCTCGCCAGTCCGAGAGAGGAACAACGTAGCCGTTTTTGGTTGGATAACACAAATCAGGACGGGCCGCGCGAAAGGCTGTTTTGCCAAGTAGGAGTATGCAGTGTGGGTGAAATTTCGCCAGGTTGCTAGTAAGTGTGGCGATGCCGGATTGAATTTCCTCGCCGTCGAAGGAGAATTTTTCGATGTCATTTTGTGGGGGATGGTGTTGACAGACGTTGCCAAAAAAGATTTGATTGGTGGAAAGCCCGGCATTGGAAAGCATGGCACGAAGAAACCGGCCAGAGGTACCGACGAAAGGCTCGTGAACAACCATCTCGTCTTCGCCGGGAGCTTCGCCGACGACAGCGAGGCGAGAGATTGTTGGCGGGAGTAGAGGAAAGAGGTTTGGGCAAAGGTCAGTCATTGTCGGTGTCGTCAAAGCGGTCAATGATTACTCGCATATTCATCTGTCGGCGGGTGCGTTCGACAACAAGGGAGATGGTATCGAGGGTGTGGGTAAAACGGACGTTGTCGTGAGCGAAGAGCACCAAATCCGATAAAGCAATGATCAGGTCACGTACACAGGTCTGTTCAGGAGAATTGAACGTTTGGGGAGAGGGATTTGTAGACATTTTGAAGATTAACAATTTGTCGGTTGTAGTGAGCTTCGTTACTTTCCATAGTGATAGGACGAAGACCACGCTGAATGGCCGGGATGGTAGAGGAACCAACACCTGCAAACGGGTCAAGAACGGTGGCGCCTTTGATAGTAAGTGCCGAGTAGATCCAGTTCCACAGACCGAAGGGTTTGACAAAAGGATGACCCAGGGCTTTTGCTTCTACATCGTTGGAACTAGAATACACCGAAGAGGGTTGCGGAGTGATTAAGGTGGCATTTCCTTTACGAGCGAGAAGAGCGACTTCAAGGTTTTTGGTAAAGTTATATTGCGCGGCCTGGTTTTTGCATTGGGAAGTTTTGTGCCACACGAGAGGCCAACGCTGCACAGAAAAGCCCGCGTCCGTTGCCAGGTTACAAAGATGCTGCCACCAGGTCATATCGCACCACATCACAAGAAAACCGGTTTCATGAATGGCGGCGTAGAACTTGGGGAGCATTGCCTGCCAAAGGTTTAGGTTTTCCGCAACATCGTGTTCGGCGGCAACTTGCGAAATGTCTATGAGAGATTCGTTTGATTGGGAAAGCATACTCATATCAATACCATAGGGGATGTCGGTGATGATGTGGTCGCACATGTCGGGGCGCAGAAGGTCGAGGCAGTTACCGAGAAAACACATCTGCGAAAGTGGGACGATTTGAGGCGGAGTGATGGGGACTTGTCCGGGTAGCTCGAATTCCTCTTCGAGGTCGGAAATGCCGGGCTTAAAAGTAACAAGAGAGGGCTGAAAAAAGGAAGCTGTTGCTGGGGTGGCTAGTTTGGCCAGGGAGTCTTCCGCCGCGGGACGTTTTGGCAGTGTGGTAGCAACGATTGCCCGGTTGACTTCTTCCTCTCGGCGAAGGAGTAGGATACGGCAGGCATCAGCTAGTGAGTCTGCTTCCCAAACTTCCTTATCGTTGGCATGTAGGTATTCTGCGATGAGAATGGCTTTTCCGACGGGTGATTTGCTTATATTAAGTAACCGACCGGTCTCGCGAACACCCCAATCCTCGCTGGCGAGTGCTGCCTTTGTGGACATTAACTGATGGACTTTGTCGATCGCCAGGATACGTTCCTGCCATGTAAAATCGCGCCGGATAATATTTTCGGTCGCTTCAAGGCGAACCAAATGTGCCTCGTCAAGAACCTCAAAAAAAACAGCTTTGATGGTTTTTAGCCCGAGGTGCTTGTGAGCACGCAGGCGCCGTTCACCGGCGATAAGGCGGCAGTCCTGTGTTATTACTATGGGCTGAATCAGCCCTTCCGTGCGAATCGATTCAGCTAATTCCGTAATGTCGCCGAACTCGCGGCGGACACGATCACCGACCACAATCTGGTCAATGTCAATTTCAAACGATGGGGTTGCCGTTGGCGTCGAATAGAGAGTCGGTGTTTCCATTTGTGGAAGATTCTTTAGTTGGAAAGTTGATTTGTTGCCGAGAGACGATCTGCTTGACAAGCTGTTGTTCAAAGAGCGGGTTTTCGCGGAGGAGGATAGACCATGCGGATTCGACGGTGTGTGTTTCGCCACCACAGGCTGATGCCTGAAAGTCCGCAAGCTTTTTGTTTGTAGAAGACCACGGACGGTCCATTCCCGGATCAAAAAGAAGAGTTGGGTTGCCGTGCTTGTCGCGAACCATGACGACAAAGACCTGTCGTGCACGGTGGAGAAGAAAGAGTTCTTGTGGAGACGACATATTAAAAATTCCCCCCCAGGTATTGGCCGAGGGGGAATCCTTTGGTTCAGTCCTTTTGAGGGACTACACCTTCCGGCGGACGTAGCCGGCGATGGTGGTTTTGGGGCTGTAGACTTCGCCCGATTTCTTGTTCTTGGGGGCGGGTTCGAACTTGAGGTTGAGGGTGATAGGCTGGTTGATATACTGTTCGAGCGGCATAAGGCTGTCGCCTTCCTTTGCCTTACCGAAGATCGCTTCGCGGAATTGGGCAAGACGGACCATCCCGAAGTTTTTGATTTCGTGGGATTGAGGATCTTCCCAGTCGTTGAAGTAGATGCGTTCGTTGAATGGGAAGCCGACTTGGATTTGCTTTGCCTCGCTTCCGTCGATAGGTTGACTGTGCCACGGTTGGGCGAGGGTGTACTTGATGGTCAGGAATCCCTTTCCATCCTTAGCATCGGCGGTAACAGAGGAAACAATGGCGTTGACCGTACCGGTAGCAAGAATAGGATAGGAAGTCTCGATTTTCGTTGGGTCGGCAGCTTCCAGCTGAGCAAGAATGTCAGTAGGAGAGACTGGAGTGGTATGAGTGTCTTCGTTCATGTCTTCGTTCATGAGTATATATCGATTGGTTGGTTTGATTTGTTGTTTTTCTTCGTGTGAGTCTTTGACGACTTACTTACGAAAGTCCAGTGAAGTTCAGGGTGGTTAAGAACGCGACCACCCGGGATGAAGATAAGATAGTTGGTGTATTCAGAATGAGTAAAGGTGTCTCCGATTAGTTTGGGGGTGATGATATGAACGTGTCGGAGAGCATCGTTTTTGTCCCAGTAGGCGATCGGTGGATTACCGATGAAGAAACATTTAAGGTTTCGGAGCAGGTTTTTCATAGGAAAGCAGAGGAGAGAGTGTGGACCAAATTTCTTCAGGTTTTTTGTCGGTTACATCAAATTTCGGTGGGAGATCGAAAGAGGTTTTAAGAGCGACGTGCATGTTGGTCGGGCGGGTGGAGACAAAGTATTTTACGCTGTCGCCTACGACGGTAGTACCGGTCCCCCACACGTCGGAGAAGAGTCCGCCAAGACGATCTTTAAGCTGTCCGGGAATGGCGAGGTTGTAGTACCAAGCACCGGAAATGTCGTTTTTGTCGGCTGTTTGATGGCAGGTTACATACACGTATTTACCACCAATACGGAGCATGGTGATGTATTCGGTCATCAGGTTGATGAAGTTCTGATACTTCGCCAGATATTCTTTTTTAACATTAATGCCCGCTTCGATAAGTTTGGCCTCGGCATACTCAAGAAGCCATTCGGAAAGAGTGGTCAGCCCGTCGATACAAATAGACTCGGTGTCCGGGGAGGCGATAAGGAGTTTGGTTTCCTTGACCGCATTTGGCCAACGTTGGGCTTTTGGCAGTTCGATGCCTTTGTCATCGTAGACAGGCTGGGAAAACATGAAGGACTTGTTCGGCGCGACTCGGATGGCGGAGCCCATATTCAGATCGACGTCGAGAATGCCTGGACGCGGAAGGGAAAACATGAGACGGGTTTTGCCGGTTCCGGGATTGCCGACACAAAGAATGGAAATGGTTTTTTGTGGGGTATATTGTGTGGATGGTTTCATTTTGCTATAAGTCCGTTTTCACGAAGAATAAGTGTTTCTTCTTTGTCGAGAATTTTTTTTAGGCGTTCGATGGTCTCTGCCAGGCTTTCTCCCGGGAGAAGGTCAGCGCGGAACTCAATTCGGATGCTTTGATAGTTGCCAATGTTTATGGTTTTGCCGTAGGATACTTGTGTAATGTTCATTTCAAGGGACTCCAATCGTTGGTGACAAACTCTCCCGAGTTAAGGACCAACTCGCGCTGATCCATACTGTCGAGAGAACAGACTTTGAGAAACGGACAGGTACCAAACTTACCCGCACACCAAGCGGTGTGTTTGGGGAAGTAGTCGCGTCGGGCGTTTTCGAGAAGGTCTGCACAAATGTGAAGAATGTCGTTTTTCCATTCGTCGATAAGAAAGTGAGAGGATTGGTTAAACCTGCGTTCGAGAGTGACGGCAGTGCCGGTACGAGTGGGCCGGCGAACGACGATCCGGTTGATGACTGTACCGAGAACGGAGCGGCCGAGTAATTGCTCGACAGCCCAGGCATAGCCGTAGAACTGGTGGGAGATGACAAACTCGTCCATGTTGGTCGCGACGGAAGCGGTCTTGTGGTCCATGACGTATAAGCCAGGACCAAAGGGCATGGTGTAGACAAGATCAATACGGCCTTGCCAAACAATAGTGGTCTCACCAACCTTTCCCAAGGGGAGTGCGAAGGGAACTTCAATGCAAGGAGTGCCATCGGCAAACGTGGCGATTTGAAAGTCTTCCTCGGGGTAGGTTTTCCCGTATTCGAGAATGACACTGGTTGCGCAGGAAAGATTCCGAAAGTCCTCTTCAGGCGGAGACCATTGAGAGAATTCTTTCTCGGCGGTTTCTAGCATTTTCATCTGACAGAGTGAGTCTTGTGGATAACCCGGAAGGTTGCCGAGACGATAACGGGTTTCGAGGACTTTGTGAATAATCCCGCCGAAGTGTAAGGCCACCTTGTCGACATTTGGACGCAGGCGGCGTACGATGGAGTATTGTGCAGAGCGGGGACAGGTCTGCATAAACTCCAATGCGGAGTTGTCGATCAGAAGGACTGATCCTTCGAGGGGGGAAATGGGTTCTTCTAGAGGTGAAATGGGAGAGTTCATGATTCCTCCAAGCTTTTTAGTAGGTCGTCAACAGACTCCGTCTTGGTCCGTGCCCGAGCCTTTTTATCTTTCACTTCACTCTCCTCACCTTCCTGTCGTAGCATCTTCCCCAGACTCTGTGCTGAGCATCTTTTGGTGCGCAGCTCGTTCGCGTAAGAGCGTTGCTCGTCTGGCGACTTTTGATGAAACGGACGTTTGAGCAGGGCAACTAAAGGATCGTTCGCAAATGTATCGGACGAATTCTTCGGAGTCGGTGAAGGTGAGGTGGTTGGATCGGACATAGTCTGCGGTGAATTTGAATGTTTGCTGGATGATATGAGAAATTATACCGGTGTTGGCAGCAACGCCAAGCACGGCACGATGGTCGGCGACAGGAATGTCAGCCTGGACACGGATAGTCTGGCCAGACGCTATTTCTGGGTAGACGGGAGGCCAGGGTCGGTGGGTGGACATTTTGCTTTTAGTTGGTTGTTTAGTTTAGCCTGGGCTTCTGCTCGGTCCTGGGCTTTTCTCATAAGAAAAAAGACATCAGAACAGCCAATCTCTGAGTCCATTGGCGGAAGAGGACGTCGGGCGGGCGGTTCGTAGCCGGGCAGTGCAGGGTCGTTGGGGGACCAAGGATTGTGGGAAAGACCACGCATGGTAGACAGGGTTAGTTTATTACTGTTCGCCGTCCCGGTTCGTCGTCCGTGATGGCAACGTTGTAGGTTGCCTCCAGGTCGTCTCGTATTTCTTCAGGGAAACGTGCCTGGAGAACGATGGGACCGCGAATCCGGTTAAAGTGGATGAGGACGCACAAAGCGGTCAGTTCGCTGTCGGTCGGGACAGGAACGGACCATGTTGTTTCCAGGTTTGCGTTCAGCGCCGGGATGGCCTGTCGTGCCTCATTAATTAAGTCCGTGGGTCTTCCTGCTCGGTGCCTGATTCGGAACCACACGCTCCGGCCGGAGGGATCGACGGAAAGGGTGTATTGGCCAGAAATGGTCCAAAGTTTTTGGCAGTCGACATCGGTTGGCCACTGGAAACGCTTAAGAGAGACGATGGCGTCACGAAAGCGTGCGAGGAAGGTGGTGGGAGCAGTGCCGGCGGGAATTGGCGTTTCGGTTTCTTCAGGGAAACGCGCAACGCTGGTTTTGATAAAGGGTTCATACCGGCGAAAGGAGTCTTCGGTTAGCTGGTGTGGCAGGAAAGGAGTTTGTGGCATAGACGGGAGAAAAAGGAGGGTGCAGGAAGCGGAACGGGGACTGCGACGCTTTTACTAAGTTTATAAAAGAAAAAGCCTCGTTTTAGTATTAAAAAGTCGTCATGGATTTCAACTATACGACATTTAATAAGTCTGCTTGTTGAGTATGTTACGTAGGTGTAAACCCTATCACCGATCTTGAATTCAGAGTTCATTTTAGAGGATGATATTAATCATCTTCCTTCCAACTATCGATGGAAGACTGGAGGGCAGCGCCACAATGGCCCACCAGGCCAAGCGGCAATTATCAAGACTGCCGCCCATAGTGACCTGTGCCTTGTTTTTTGCATTCTCCCTACTATCAGAATAACATATGAGAGTTATGCCATTTGAGAATCCCAGAAGATAAGCTTTCATATTATCTATTATTTGTTTTGTTGTCATGCAGTGCGCGGAGCGTGCGAGAAATTTCTTACATAAAGGCACATATGCTGTAGGACTTAGTCAAGAGGTTTTTCTATCTTGGCGATCGTAAAGACAACAGGCACTTTCAGTCTGTCATTATACTCTTCGAGAGCAGTCTGCAACGCACTTTCACTTTTGTCCTCGAAAGACGCCGGGAAAGCGGGATCGGTAGAAACAGCACGGAAAACAGTCTGTGTTTTTGGAACAGCAACTTCAATAGAGTAGGAACTGATTTGAATAAATACCCTGTTTTCGATATTTACGCTTTGCAGACATCCGTTGTTGGTTATTACTATTGCGTTAGGGATAACTGCCTTTACGGCATCAATAAGTTCTTGGTCGCGAATGGTTCTGAGTTGCATTGATTGGGGAGGTTAGGTTTGATAGCGTTGGAGATGTTTAAACAAAAAAAGGCACCCACCTTCCAGCGCGCCTCCCGGATAAAACGGTAATCAGTGCGCGGCAAGTTGGTGGGTGAGGGAAATTAGACTTCGGAGGTAAACTCAATTTTAGTGCCCGCCGGTAATGGGATAACTTGGCAGTCGTCATGAAAACCGTCCGAAAAGTTCCAGGTGTTGCCCGGGTTACTTAAGGATATAAGATTACAGTATCCGCGCAAGACTATTTCTCCTTCTGCTCTAAAGGCAGAGACATGAACGAATCCCAGCTCTCCTATTTTCATAGTTCTTGCGGAGATTGCGTCGGTTGTCGTGGGTTTATAGGTAACTATAGCACTCATTTAAGTAATAAATATTGAGCCTTTTAACGTCAATGCTCAGGACGGTAGTTCCTTCGCAATAACCATCAAGGCGGAGGTTAGCCCTCCGACAATTCCTTGGCCTGGGCAGCCTCAACGGCAGCCATAAGCAACTGGCGATGGTCCTTGATCGCTTCGGCCAGAGATTTCTGGTCCGTTCCAACAGGACGGGCAAGCTTGCGACCCAGAAGGTCTGCAAGACGCTCCGCCTGACCCTTGTCAATGGCATCTTGAGCAGTGGCGAGGTCCTTCTTACCAACCTTCGGCTTCGCAGGACCAGCCTCACGGTCGGCAACATTGAAGGACGCCGAATCCATGCACTCCTGCGCGATTGCAGGCCACGTGGACTGGTCAGGACAAGCAGCCCTGAGACGCTTGATGAACCGAGCATCCGACTCCCACTCGGGAGCGTCTTCGGTTCCGTGGTTGAGCCGTTCGATACCGGTCAACTCTTCCAGTCGTGTCAGAAGTGCAGTGCGGAACTGGGCGAACGTGCAACGATACAGCACGTTATCCACCGCATCCTCCAAGCACGGGTCAACCCGCTTTGGTGCCAGTAAGTTATACTCACTGACGGACTCAGGGACTTCCTTCGTTAGCTCGAACCCTAGGGTATATACTTTAACGCGTTTCATGTTATTCAGATTTTGTGGTGGAAAACTGCCACCACTCCAGGATGGGCTGAAATGCCCTTTTTCAAGCTCTTTTCGCAGAGGAAGGCGGAAAATGGTAATAGTGGTGCAGAGACAGCAGGAGGGCTTCGATATGAAGAACGATTTGATGAAGAATACCTTCGTCGAATGGAGAGTTGCACAGTTCTTTTAGTTCCTCGATAAGACCCTCTGAGCAAGGTTTGCCGTCAAACACATCCTCGGCCAAAAAGACAATCTCATGGGCCTCTTTGTCATAGGATATAAAGGTCATCAAAACCATGGTCTTAACTGCCAAGGAGCATACCTTTCCTTTTTCTTTGTCGAGGATGCCTGCCTCGTCACATGTGGAGTTGGTAAAACTATACAGCAGTTTACAGAAAGTCTCCAACGGCAGGCGATCGTTTACAGCAAGTAAGAGCATCGCACCACTCATGGCGATGATTATTCTTTTGGCTGCGGCAAGGTGGTCGGGTTCGATTTGAGAGGTCATGATTACACGGGTTGATAGCTTAGGAAAAAGCGCTTCGTTGCTTCAACTGCTTTGGCAAACCTTTTTTCGGAACCCGGAGGAAAGAACGTGCTGGGGTCGCACGCACGCTTTGCAGCTTCTTTCGCCTGGTTGGGCAAGTCGGAGCGCAAGGCGAAAAGTTCTTTTTCGAGCAAGACAACTTTATTTGTTGTTGCGTCGTACCTTATGTATTTTTCATCGATTAGGAAGGAAAGGAAAAGGTGTTGAATATGCGATTTTTCCGGGGCATCCGTAATCTGGTGTTCGACACAGCTCCCTGCAACGAGTGTAAACAACGCAGCAAGAAAGTTTTCCAGGGGAACAGCGTCGTTGTTTTCCATACCAGTGGCTAACGCGGGAGGGAAAGTGTCAATGAGAGTAGTCAAAACTGGCAACATAGAAAACGGTCCGTCTTCTACAAGTCGTTGGAGCGAGCAAAGAAAGCTTTCGAAGTCTTCGTCTTCGGACAAGCTTGGGTCTGAGTTTAACTTTACCATGATGTTTATTGTTGAGGTTTGGTTGTTATAGCGTGGTTGTTACCACAAAATACTGTCTTCGGCATGCTTCAGCACAAAGGTGTAAAAAGAAAAAGCGGTTGAGCATTTGCTCATGGGTAAAGAGCTCAACGCCGGATGTGGTTTGGTTTTTCCCGACAAAACCCCAAAACTGATGCTCGGCAAAAACTCCACTGAGTTCCCGCAACCTTTTGCAAAGCTGGTAAACTATCCATCCTTGCTGAAAATTCATACCTACCAAATCGTCAACAGCAAGTACCAAGGCACTGCAACAACCAAGAGTAGGACTGAAAATAGGCAACATTTCACGTCTCGGGTATGCCTCCAAAAACGTCGCTGCATACCGAAAATATTTTGAATAGTATATTCTTTTACGCATGTTTATTTAGTTTACGAACTGGAACTTTAATCACTCTATCCCCCACGGCTTCCGCGCAGGA